CTATCCCACCTCAGTAGAAAACCGTTTAATAAAAAACTCTATCGATTGTGATTTTTTGATTGTCTTGCCGTTCTTTCGGCGTTCGTAGTGGATTGTTTTGATGCCGCGTTGTGCTAAGAATTTGATTAATGGGCGTAGTGAGCTGATTGTTAAGCCTTGGCATGATAAGCCTTTGATTGTTGCATCGTTATAGATGCCGTACTGGACTAATAGACTGCCATTGAATGTATCACTGTCTAGGTTAAATCGAACAAAGTGGCCAATCTCTTCAAACTCATAATCAATGTTCATATCTCTATCTCAGTAAATGGCAGATCAGCTGCTTGAGCTATGATTCTGCCTGCTTCAATATAGACCTTGTCTGATACTGCATAACCTGATCCGAAAACGATAATTTGCGCGCCGCTGTTCAGTTGTACTTTGCAGGTACCGTCTGCATTTACCACGGTGACTTGTGCAACAGTTTTGCTTTGTTGATTGCCGACCAGTGCGGATAAGCGCTGTAACTTATTGCTCATAGCTTCTGTACCCTGTGATTGACTGACGCACTGTTAATACACCGCGCGGGTTAACTTGAGCGGATACGCTGGTGCTGTCGCATACTACTTTATATTGATCTGCTGATTCATCGACTGCGATTAATGCACCCGGCTTAATGATGGGTAAACCGTCCATAACCGTGGTTGTATAATTGAACGTTGCGCCTTTGCCAGCCTCAGCGAGTTCAGCCGTGCCGCGCTGGCGAGCAACGTCAATGTGAGTAATTAATGGGTCAACCACATCTGCGGCTAACTTGTCACCTAATGTATTTTCGCGCTTAATTTTTGTGGATACGCCAAGCTGCTCACCACGAACAAACACTGCGTTATATAAAGGTGTATTAGCCGGATTGTCGTTCTGGCTTAATATTACTGAATCAATTAGTTGATGGTCTTCAATTGCTTCGCTTAGCGTCCAAAACGGTGCTTTATTGCGTGGTAAAAGTTGTATGTCTTTTACATCGGTATGTGCAATCACAATGCCACCTGCCGCTTTGGCGATTGTGCTAATAACGTCCATGGTCGTTGCTGATTGCAGGTTTAATGCACCAGCTGGGATTAACCAATCAATTAAATCGAATGTGTATGTCCAGCCGGTGCCTGTCAGTAAATCATTGATGACTTGAGTTGCATTCCTTGCGCTGCTGTTGGCATACGCTTCAGGGCTTTCAAACGGCTCTGCCATTCTTGCTGCTATTGAGCGACCAGACACGCTGTATTTATTACTGCCAAATGCTTTTGTCCTGCTGATGTTTTCAGCAACACCTCGAATGATATGGCCATTGAGTTCAATGCGCACATCAACCGGTTCACCTGAAACATGGGCCAGTTTGTCGGCTTCGCCTTTGCTGGCGCATTGCATAGCGAATGAAAAACCCCATTGGTCACGGCTGGTATTCATATTAAACGAGGTGATATGCACCTGAACATTGTCTGAATCTCGATAGCATTTTAATGAGTGGATCACTGTGTATGACCTCCGTCTGTATACGGTTGTGATAACCGGCTTATCAATGGTTGGCGCTGATGTATTTGGCACGAAATAACTGCCGCCAGTGGCACAAACCTTTTTATTTTGTTGACCGTCAAAATTGAACGTTAACGATGGCAGCGAATTATCCCAAAAATTGAATTTAACTTTGTTTGGCTGGGGCGGGATATATTCAAAGTGGCAAATGTGAAAGTATGGTACCGGCCCCCATGCAACTATGATGTCATCTGTGATTTGTTCAACATGATCATAACGGGCTGAATAATGAATACTCTCAGCTTTTAAGTCTTGGTACCGGGTTTTTAATTCGGTTTCAAACTTGTGCGGCTGCTCGTATCCAGTGCGTAAATCAGCTGCGATAATTTCAGTATGATTAAACAGTGCAACCAGCCCATTAACCAATGCATCAGCCTCTATATAGCTCGCAGTTAAGTCTGTTGCATCATCCGGTTTATGACTCCACTGCATTTCCACTCGACTTGAGTTGGTTTGCTCAATATGTAAAAAATCCGCATCTAAGTGAACAATAGCAGGCTGAACGTCCTGCCAAACGGGCTGAACAATGGGTTTAACTTGCTCAGTTGGCTGCAAATATTCAATGTTTACATCTGCATCAATCCGTTTATTTTGCTTATAGCTGAATATGAATGGGGCAATTGTATTGGGTGGTGGATCTGCTGGGCCAATAATAACCACATCGCCAACGCCAAAGTTGAATAATAGTGGTATTGGTGGTTGATAGTTTGAATTTGTAAGATTAAACAACATACGGCAACACGGTTATATTTATATCTTTAAAATAGCAACGTAACGTCGCATTACCATCCATTTCATAGGTTTCAAAACCGACTCTAATTGTTTTGGTACCAACAGGGATCGTTGCATCTAATGTTCTCAAAATTGCATCAATAGAATCACTATAGCTGCTGTATACTCTAGAAATTTCTGTTTCAAAATCATCAATAAATATTAATACACCACGCGCCTGATCTAAAGATGTACTCCACGTCACTTGCTCCCAGTGTAACTCCATAGGTAGCTGGTCAGCTGCAATGGAAAAACCTGACACATCAAAAAAATCAATATCACGATAAATCATTACATGACCAAGATTTGCTGTTACACCTTCATCGGCTACGCGATAACCATTCGAATGTTCATGAGCAGTATATGAATTAGCTAGATCTTCTGAATTTAATGCAACCGCATTAAACAATTCAGCTTCATCATTTGCCCACGTTAAATGCCAACCGTCGATTGGAATATAATCCGCAATTTTTACCGGAATTGGACAGCTATCATGCTGTTCAATAGTTGGGGTAAACTCAATTAACGCATTGGTTTGCAGTTCAATTGGTGTGTGGGAAACAGGTTGATAATAAACATCTGCAATAAATGTTACTGTGCCGTCTGTGAATTCAGTAGCGTTAATAGTTGGCCAGTTGGGCTCTACTGCCCCCGTAATACCAGCTATTTTCACTCTATAAACAAAACCATTCGCTACTGTTGGCCTTATTACGTCATTTATATTTAAGTTCACTTCAGCTTGCCAAACTGCACCAAACTCTTGATATGCAGTTGCTAAAACCGGGCTGTTATTTGTTGTATCTAGCCCCATGTAAAAATTGCCGCTTTCATCGCTGATGGTCTGGCCAACCACCCTAGCTAATCCATTAGTGATTTGGTTCGCGATAATGGTACGGTTTGCTATCGGATTGTCTTCTTCAGTTGTTGAACCAGATAAAACATATAATGCGCCCATTCCGCTGCCTGTTACATTTAGCGTTGGGTTGGTAACAACTGAATCACTGGCTTGCTCTGTTGTGTTTAAAATTACATTTTCAGAATCTGGAATATAGCGACCACGGTCATATAACGCACCTAGCCCATTAAATGCGATGCAACCATCTATCACAGCCAACGCATTAACATCGGCATTAAACTCTAAATTTTCAGCATTTGGATTATAGGTATATCTGCGCATATTTTTACTCGCTTTTATTCAACGACTTGAGGTTTAACCGGGCTATAGACTTGTGGCTGGTTAATGCTAAATGCGGTAAATTCAGCAGTACCGACAGTAACTGTTCCGGTCAATGGCCATTCGGTTGGCAGTGGTGAACCTGAATTACCCGCCGTTGTACATTTATAGGCAATGCCTGCATAGCTAATTGGATGCGCAATATCATCCAGTTCATATTCAGTATTCTCAGTAAATTCGCTACCAGCATCATCAGTCACTATAACCGTTAATGCCTTGGTCTCTGGTGTTGTATCTAAATCAAAAAATCCGGTTGATTCATCACTAAAACCCGTTGCGACGAGCGAGCCATCAATGCTAAGTGCCGTAACCACACGCTTTGCTGGTAAATTATTGAGTTTTACAACGCCTGCAATTCTTGTTGTCATACAATACTCTCCGCTTGAACATTAGTGATAACGCTCGGGGCGTCTATAATCTGTGGCGTAAACACAGCAGTGCCAAAGGTTAAATCAGAGCTGGTTGGGTACGAACTCGGGACTGTTGCTGCACTGGTACCCGCAGTTGTGCAGATGTATCGGTAGCCGTTTGATGGGGTAATATGTGCAATATCGCCCACCTGATACTCAAAGTTTGTTTTAAATTCATCTCCGAATTCATCAAATGCGATAATCATAATGCCAGATGTGAATGGTGATGTGGGTATATTAAATTCACCCGTTAATGCGCTGGATTCGGTTTTAGCAATTCGGCTATGGGATTTTTCGCTTAATGCCACGACGCTGCGCTGTTTAGCAACACCATCGACCAATGTTTTACCGACAACCCGAGTGATTGGAAGCCCTTGATATGATTGAAAGGCTCTGCGAGGGGGCAAAGAGTTTCCGAATTCCCAATCGGGGTCTGTTAACAACGGGAAGTTTGCAGAATCGAATTGATCAACTGCAGCAACAACGTTAATAGAGTCATACCGATAGGGCTGAGCTGCACTTCCAATTGAATAGCTATCAACGGCGGATATCCTTGTATAAGAAACGGAAAATTTTATATCTGAACCATCCAGAAAAACACAATTAAAAAATGAGTCCAGATATGTATGGGCCGTGCCAAAAATACCACCTCCAGAATTACTACCCGATAAAACTACGTTAACAAATATATTGTCCCCGCCTGACGATATACCACCTAATAACGCGCCACTTGATCCAGCAGTAAAGTCTAGAGTCCCGTTGCAAATCTCAGCCAGGCAATAACTTTGATCACTAACACCACTATACTTAATATTGGATACGGTCTTGCCTTTTAAATCTAATTTTGTTGCAGCAGAAGTCCAAACAGCGGAAGTGCCTGATATAACAATACTATCCATATCGATGTCATTAACAAGCTCATAAAAGCCAAATTGAGCTGAACCATCCCATAACCCGGCAAACTCTTCCGGTGTAGAAATAATATATGGATTACCTTCGGTACCATCACCTAAATAAGTTGGCATATGTTTACCCCTTAACCTTGTGTAATATTGCCGCGAATTTGCACGCGGATATCGTCTTGTTCAACGGATGCGATTGACGGCAGTACTGAGCGTACAAACCAAATTGGTTTTGCGGCTCCCACGGTATTGAATCGCAGAATATTGCCGATGCTCCAACCGCCAGACCAACCTGCTGCCGGAATGGTGAAATACGGTAAGCTGGTTTGCGGATTGACTGGGCTAAAATCGACAGTGTTATTGCCGGTTGCCACCAAACCTAATTGCTCTCCGTAGAGTCTGAAATTTTCGCCGTCTAAATATTCGATGCGCCAGCGCTCTGTGATTGCGCCTCGGTTTGTCACTGTAATTGGATTGTTAATATCGTCAAAGCCAGCATCGCTAACATCGCCTGTCACATCGTTTGACCAGTTATCCTGCCAGACTGACTGGTCGAATACATTTTTAACCTGGGCAAATAAATCCTGTAGTTTCAACATTGAGCTAACGTATGTTTCACCGGCTGTATAGTCACGAGTTATCGGCAGCGCGGTATAAACCCGGTTGCTTTGCACACCGCTGACCAGCACTGTTTCTTCAATCATATCGAATGCTGTAAAAGGCGCGGTAAAGCCCTCATTTGGCCAGTCTGTATTGACGGTAACTATGCCGGTTTCTTGGTCTAATGAATAATGCTGGTCGTCCGATGTATAAAGGCTAATACCATCGGCATCGACAATATCAACCCAGCCCACGTTAATACGGCCTAAATCAATAGTGTCGTTAATGGCCGGAGTCGTTACTGCTTGTTCTTGGGTATTGTGAATAACGATTGTGCTGAATTGTCTGATAAACGGTACCCGGCCGTCCCGTGGTAAGCGAACCGGGTCGATACCTGTCAATTCTTCAGGCACTGCGGTATCACGGTAATAAACAAAATCGTATTCAATAGACTCCTGCAGTACAGGCGCATCAAATGTAATAGAAACGACACCATCAACCACAGTACCACTGCCGCCGGTTCCGGTAATATCGCCGTTTTCATCGGCTGATAATGAAACATCAACATCCGCTGGGGTTTTAGCTTTAATGTTCAGACTATCAACTTTGAAGTCTTCAACAGTGATATTAAAAACCGTTTCACTGGTCTCAGCGAGCAAGTTTTTAAGGTACATATTGTTGAACAGCTCAAGTGGTAGGTTTGTATTTGATTCTGTCCAGCGGATTTCGCCCGATTCATAATTAATAGTACCCACATCGGTTAGCGTTGTATTTTGGCTCATAAAAGTTCCAAAATTTTGCACTGTCGATTTTTTGAGTATTTGACCGTCTTTGTCATAAATGCGATCAATTGTTTTAGATGAGCTGGTTTGCGCTGTCACTTGTTCATATAGCAAGCTGGATTCAACAATTGCCGTATCGGCTGGTAATGTGTATGTGTATAAATTTGGGTCGTTGCCATCCACGTCGACATCATCCGTGGTCGCAGGCGGGTACGCATTTTGGCTGATATAGTTAAATGTAACCTTGGCACCCGTTGGTACATTTTGACTAAAAATTGCTTTTAGTTGACCATTTACATAACTAACGCTACCGAAAATTGTGCCTTCTTCATTGACTCTTAAGATTCTTGTAAAATTTGATAACCCAGCATGGGTCACACTGGTTTCAGTCCATTTTGCAATGGCGGTAATACTGCCGACGTTGGGTACATCGGTTATTTCAACGGTGACATTTTTCGTCGTCGAAAATGCAGTTTCAACAACGCTGACGGTTCTAACTTTGCCCGAGCCGTCATCATTTAATGGTTTGTACGCATCCGATGCTTCAACGCTAACTTGTGAATCTTCAACGAATACGCCCTTTATAAACGGCACCAGTTGAGTCTCGGTTTCATTCACAGTAATAACATCGTCACCCGCAGTGATGTCTTCAGCTAAAATTGTCACGCCAGCGTACTGTGCATTATCAACCAGCTCTGATGTCTGTCTTAAAACCGTTGGCTGTATATCGACATAACCACCTTCGGCCGGGTCATATACGCTGGCTGTTTTGGGGTAGTTGCGATTAAGTGGTGGGTCAATTTCTACTTGCTGGTATGTACCATAGTTTGTAATTTTGGTGACTTTAAAATATTGGCCACCTTTTTTTAAACCTTCGTCTTCCGGCTGACTGTATTCAATGCCGATGTAGTAAACTTTGTCTACCTCGAAATCGTAGCCTGTTGTTAAATACAGCGCCTCTGCATCAGCAAACTGCTCGCCCAGTATTTGTGAATCTGTAATCACGATGGTTTTACCGGCATACCCGGCGACGCGTTCTTTTGCATCTGCATTTTGTTCGGCTTCATTGCTGCCAACAAATGCCATTACACTAACCCGGCTATCTTCAGGTGGTTTGGCAATAATGATATGAGCATTGCCGTATGTTGTGGTGTTGGCAGTATCAACGGTTGCAAATACTTTGCGTAAACTAACGTTACCGTCTGAATGATCGATGGTACCCACGTTATCAAATATTTCATTGAGTTTGCCGTCTTCGACTATGTTGCTGGTGCGGAATCCACCAGCATCGGTTTCATCTGTCATTTTTTGTGACTTGGCCAGCTTTATATCTGAGCGTGTAATTGTCATGGGTTAAACCTCAATAAATCTTAATTCGATGTTGGTCATGTAATCAGGATCCGAATCGGCATAGCCCTGCAGCGGTATACCGCTGATGGCTTGCTGTGAAAAATCCCATTTCACTGTGTAGTCAGTGCCGTTGATAGTTAATGTAAATTCAGTATCTACATTAGCCGCAGCGTGGTTCTCAAGCTGGGTAAATAACGCGAATGACTCAAAATCACTGACTAAAACTATCGGGCGGCCAGCTAATACGGTTGACTGCTCAATCAATAAAGCGCCTGCGGTTGAAAATGTGTTTGCGGCGCTTACCGGGCTATAACCAAAGCGGTTTTGCCAAATAAATTCTGGTAGCTGAATTGTGTTATCAACTATGATCATGATGTTCTCTCAATGTCTTCTAGCTGACTTAAAAAATCACTTTCCTGGCTTGCGCCCTGGATTGTGAAGTTGAGCGAATCGACTGCAAACGTGAGTTTGTTTAATGCTTCAGTGTTTGCATATAGCGCTTGTGAATCTCTTGCTGGGGCTTGAATTACACTGGGTACAGATACCGAATTTGAACTAGGTACAGAACTGCTCGTATTTGGCGATGATGCATTTTTTTGGCTGTTGCTCTTTTGTTTAGCGGCCAAACCTTCATCGATAAATTTTTGTGTATTCTCATCGATTTGCTTACGAATTTTATCTGCCTCTGTGGCGTAATACTCTTTCATATGCGGAAATGAGTTTTCTGTTGCGCCGCGGTTAAATTCAGCGAGCTTTTGACGCAGTGAATGGTTATCCATTTGTGAATAATCAGCGCCCTGGGTTGTCAACGTTCGTGACTCTGTTAAGTCTTTTCTGCTGTTGTCGGCGTTGTAGTCTTTGCGTTCGTTGTTGAGTTTTGTTTGTACATCCAATTGTTTTTGCAGCGCATCAGTCAAGTCATCAACTGGCTTTTTGGCGTCTTTGTTAGACTTGCCCAGGTCATCGGTTGCGTCAGACGCTTCCTTATGTTTTTTAATCAGCTCATTTAACTCACTTGTTAACCCATTGGCTGCTGCTGTCGCATGTATCGTTGGTGGTAGAGTAGTTCCGGTTGCATCCGCATATTTTTGCGCTGATTCAACCATTTTCTCAAATGCTTCAGATATTTTCTCTTTGCTTGCGGTTGTATCTTCAGTGACTTTTTTGAACGCATCAGCTGCAGCATCTGATGTTTTTTTCAGGGCAGCTGGTGATTCAATCCCTAGCAGTTTATAGGCTTCTTCCAGTTCGGTATTTTTTTCAATTTGTTTGTCCATTTCACCGCGTAAACGTCGCAGTTCGTCAATCGCACGCTGAGCGCCAACTGGCATATCTTTTTCTAACGCTTCAATATGTTTGTTTAATGCTTCTCTGGCTTTTTCAACTGAGCCTTCGTTTTTAATCCATTCTTTTGAAGTACTTCCTATCGCATCAATTGCTTTTAGTGCTGCAGCCTGAGTTTCAGCCAGTTCACTGTTCGCTTGTTTTAACGCTTCTTTTGATTTTTCAACGCCCTCTGCGTGATACACCCATTTATTGGTTGATTCATCCAATACAAGGTTGCCAGATTCCTGTGCCGCAATCGCCTCTTTTAATGTGTCATAATAAATGCCGGTGTCGTCGGCAATTTTTAACAATTCTTTGGAAGCAGCAAGTCTGACTTTTTGGCCTTCTTCAATTGATGTGTTGAGTGCGTCTTGCGCTTTCCTATTTTCAAAATAGGCGGCTCCTAAATCGTATAGTCCTTTAACTGCGATTAAAGCAGAACCAACTAAACCTGCGCGGCCAAGCAAGGTGTTGAGCTTTCCTGTTTTAGACGTTGCTTTATCTATTTCTATGTTAGTGGGTTGGATACCTCTTTTAACAAAGTCAGATAATGCAGCAATACCAGCAGCAGCTCCGCTGACCACGTTTTTAAAGAATGAGCCCACTTTAAGCGCGGCCCAGGCAGTAACCACTGCAGCTATTTCTTTGCGATACTCAACTAAAAAGCTAATTGTACTTTTAATGCCTTCGCCAATATTGATAATGGCGTCGGATATATCTTTGGCCCATTTTTTCAGAGTGCCATCTTCGGCCATTTGTTTAAATCGGGCATTTACATCGGCAAGCTGCTCTTTAAGCCAGTCCATTGCGCCAGCTTCAGATATTTCATTGTAAAACTGAGCAAGATTGTCTTTAGCGTTAGAGATTAAGCCGCTGAGCGTACTCATATTTTTTGCAGCAGAACCTTCAGCTTCTTTGGCGATGGTATCCATTAGCTGTTGAATAACATCACGGCCAAGCTTGCCCTCGGTCGATAGTTTTTGCAGCTCTTGGGTATTTTTGCCTGTGGCTTTTTCAAGCAGCTCCCACACAGGTACGCCGCGTTCAATCAGTTGCAGTATTTCTTCACCCTGCAGCTTTTGTTTAGCCCACGCTTGGCCAAGCGCAAGCGAAATGCCTTCGACCTCCTGAAAGCCACCACCCAATTTAAATGCCTGGTCGGTAATGGCTTGCAGGCTGCCATTCATTGGGTCAATACCGAAGCTTTTGAGCTTTACAAATACCTGGCTAACTTCTTCAAGTTGCAACGGCGTGTTTTTGGTAAAGTCTTTAACCCATGCTGTGGCTTGTTCACCAGCTTCAACACTGCCCATTAAGCCTTCAAACTGGATACGCAGTTTTTCGAATTTATCGCCGGTTGTGAAAATGCTTCGAAGTGAGTCAAATAATTTGTCTACGCCAACATAAGCAGCGCCTAAACCCACTACGGTTTTAGTCAGTGAAGCAATACCAGCGCTACCAGTAACCGCACTGGGTTTGGTATTGTTAAGCGCTCTGTTTTTCTCAGCAATTTCTTGGCGGGTTTTATTGGCCTGTGCCGCTAATTCTTTTTCGGCTCGTTTGAGTTCATCTGTATTGATATCCGCATCTTTGAGCGATTTAACGGTTTTATCCAGCTCAAAACGCTTGCCTTTGATTGCTGTTTCAGCTTTTTCAATTTCGGTTTTTAGGCGGGTAACTTCTTGTTTAAATTCGGCAGTATCATTGCCAGCATCAGCCGCTTGTTTTTCATAATCGGTTAATTCAGTTTTAAGTTTTCTGACGACTTCTTCTGAAGTATCGATTTCCTCATTGAGTAATTTAAATTCATCAATAACGGCTCGGTTCTGACCAATATCATCAAGCTGTTTGCCCAAATCGTCTAATGACTTTTCGGTTTTAGTTGCAGATGTAGACGTGCTTGTGAGTGAATCTTTTACTTTATCAAAAGCAGCACTGGCCAGATTTTTGGCCTTAATTGCAATTTCTAAAGCAAGATTTTTACCCATGATTCACCCGGTTATTTATGCGGTTTCGGTTAACTGGAAAAATAGAGGGCAAAATACCCTCTATTTTAAATGCCTTTTAATATGCTGAATTATTCAGCCGGTGTTACATCAATATATTCAAATGGCGCATCCTGGCCATCCACTAATTTACAGTTACCTGACAGAGTGGTACTGACAAATTCGCTTGCCATAAAATCAACCGCTTCTGTTGGTGATACCGTCGCTTCAAATATTTCAAGTGTGCCGGGGTTGCCGGTTGCTAAATTGGTCATATCGCCTGTGATATTCATGCGAATTTGCGATTTGATCCCGCCTTTTACCTTGGTCCCGGTTAACGCGTTGTATTGGTACGTCAGTTTAATGTCGTCACCGTCTGCTAAACTGCCGCCCGGCTTGGCGCGAATTAAACCCAGTGCATAGTTAATTTCATATTCAGTCGCCGCAATCGGGCTGTCATCTAACGCTAATAAAGCAGAAATACCAGCAGATGCTAAGTTCTTATTAGCTAATGGCGTCCAGCGGCCATTCGCTAACAGTGTTACAAGTTCATCGGTAGCGTCTCCGCTGCCCTGGTTTATGGTTGCAGTGTCACCCAATAACGCCATAGCTAAAATATCAGCCGGTTGATCATCTATAGAAATAGCCACAGTTGCCGGTTGAGCAATTGAAACTGAATCCAGCGCCTGGCCGTAAGTTGCCTTTTTCTTGGATGTGCGAGTGACTTGTTCACTGGGTGTATTAATCGCTAATTGCGTTACGTTAATCGGGCCAATTTTGCCCTGGCTCACGCCCGTGGCACTTAAACGATCAATATAAATATTGCCTGATAATAATAAGCCGTTGCTCATGTTATGCTCCTTTTAGTCGCATTTGTGATGTAAAGGCCAGCGGGTAGTACGCAAAGCCGTCTGAAAATCTGGGTTTTGCCGGGGTGTTCACTCTAAGCCATGGCCCGGTTGGACCGGCTTTTTTACCGGCTAATGCTTTAATGGTGCGGGTGATTAATTCACCCGCGTTTTCTGTTCTGCTTTGGCGTACAACCACTATCACTAACCAGGTTTGTTTAATTGGCATGTACGCACCGCCGTTGCTGGTTTCAGGTAGCTGATCACCGTAGTACATTAAGTGCAAGCATGGGGTTCGCTGCGTCTCTTCTTTAATGTCAGCTAAATCCAGTAAGTAATTTACACTGCGTACGCCATCAACGTCGTTAAGCAACGCTTTTAGGTGTTCTTGAGCCGCTAAATAATCGTCTGTTATCTCAAACATCAGATAAAACCTTTTGATTTATCGCGGGCAAATACACTGCCAGCTGACTGCATAATCGCCGTGTCTGAGGTTTGCGCTTTTGCGCCATTGTCTGCCACGCCCAAACTCAGTTCGCCTTTACCCACTGCTTTTAAAAACTTAATCGCATTTTGATAGCGCTCGGTAATATGCTCAGGTGCGTTATCCGTGCCTAAAAAGTAGCGCGCAATGTCACAACACAAGCGCTGCAATACTTTGGGGACCACTTGCAAAGGCAAGGTATAACGGCCAGCCAAATAACCATCTATTTCAGCACTGGCATCATTAATCGCCTGCTCTAAAACATCGGTATTAATCACATCCTGTGGGCTGTCTTCACGCTCGGTTAGCAAAATTAAATCCTGTTCACCAAAGCGTTTGGTCATATCGGTTTGGCTGGCATACGGCATTGTTAAGCTCCTTGCTCAGCTTGCTGTTCCGCAATCGCTTTATTTAATTCATCCTGATAAATTGCCCAGGCAGCATCCCGATCAGCAGCACTTGGTTTCACTTCCTGTGATTCACCCGCATCGTTGTCAAATTCAAACTTCATATCATCGACAGTGGGCTTTTTCTCCGGGCGTTCATCCAGCAAAATAGCAATTAACGGGTGTAGGTGTTCGGCAACATCCGCCAGTTCAATATCCAACTCTACAGACTTAGCCAAATTTCCTGCGTCCAGGTCTGTTTTCTTTTCAGACGCTTGATTTGCTTCAGGCATTTGCACTTTAAGGTGTGGATCCGCTTTAAGTTTTTTAAGCTGTTCCTCGCTGACTTCTTCCGCTCGTAAATGGTTTTTACCCGGTAAAAACTTAAATCCAGCTCGCATATAGCTACGCTGATGCGGGAGCATAACGACAATATCGTGCTTAATAGTTTTCTCATTAGCCATCTCATATTCACTCTGCTAGTAGGTTAAAAACAGTTGGGTTATAAAAATGGGTTTCCTTACCCAAGGTTCATCCCTGTGCGCCCATCGCTCAGTGAGTTGTTACGCTATGCCAACCAAGGCACTACCAGCACTTCAACTGCCTGATAGTTGGTATTGCTTGCGCCATTGGCTTTTTGCATGGCTTCAATCAAAGCTTTGGCCTTACTGCGGTTGCTTGGACCAACTACTAAAACATCCGGGTCAATGCCAAGTGGACGGCCTTTGTCTGATTTCAGGCTCATCATGCCTTCAACACCGGCATTAAAGTTGGCTTCAGTTAAATCCGCTTTTGACATAAAGGCTTGTTGCCAAAAGGCATAACCCGCATTGACCCGCGCATCCACCCCATACAGGTATTCATCTGCCATAAAGACACGATCAGAATTACCGGCATCGGTTTTAGCCGTCAGTACGTAGTCTTTGCGCTTTTGGAAAATCATCGGCTTTAATGGGCGGCGAGTATCCAGTAGGAACCAAGCAGCACCCGCACCGGTTTGTAGGTTAGAAACCAGGGTTTCATTTTCGCCTTCACCCACCGGGTGCTCTTCATCAAAGAAGTTCTGGCCGTCATAACAGAGTGACGAATCGCCTTTGGCTAGCGCTTCAAAGACTAACTCGTCAGGGTGAGTGGCCGCGGCATAACCCATATCCTGAAACTTAGGCATGAGTACGCCAATGGTGTCATCTTCAATATATTCGGATGCGATACCTTCTGTGCCTTCAAACTTACGGTTTTTAAGTGTGTAAGAATGTAACGACATCTTGTTAACCTGGCGGTCACCAATCCATTCACGCAAGCGTGAAAATTCACCTAACCAGGCATAATCTTCACTGGCCGTAGTGGATGGCACCACAGTCGCTATACGTTCATATTTAGGGGTGTAGGTTTGGCGGCCTTCGGCAAAGGCCGTTTTAACCGCCGTGTAAAGTGCCCGAAGTGCCGGTGCAGAAATATTCATGGTCTTAAACTCCCAATTCTACCCAAACACCATCCGCAGTTACTTGCGTAACTTTACCGGCTGTGCTTCGGCTGTTTGTGTCTGAATCGATAGAAACTTCGCTATCGCTTGAAAAATAAACTGTGCTGCTCACATGGCTGTCGAGTACATCACCCGCGTTGGCAAATAAATGCTCGCCCACTTCCACAGTGGCATACTCGGCTTTGTCGGCTCCGGCTGAGTTATCTACGCCTAAGCGAGTTACACCCGCGCACACGCCAACCGTGCCCACGTTGGTTAATAAGCCAGACGCAGCAATTAAAATCGCAGGTTCGTCACCGGTCAGGGTTACGCCTGCAGCTAATGGGTAAGCGCGCTGCTTACCGTCTCGTTTTGCAATAGCAGCCATTAGTTCGCATCCTTATTTTTTAAGAAGCTTGCTTTGTCAATGCCAGTGGCTTTGAGTACCGCAAGTTCTTCAGTGGTTAATTCAGGATCAGCCTGTTGGTTTTTATCCTGGGTTTTATCTGCTTGCTGCTGAGATAACGCAGCAATTGGGGTGCGCGCATCCAGTGTCGCTTTTAAAACAGCAATGCCTTTTTGCTGACCAAGCTGGTTAAAATAATCCGTTTCAGCGGCAATAATGCGGCCATCGCTACGCGCTTTTTCAATTTCCTGCTCAATGCTCAGGCCATCGTTTTCCGACTTAAGTACCGCTAACTGGCCCGCCATGGCGTTATAGGTTTCAACCGGTACATATTTAGATAAATCTACCTCGCCGCCTGCGTTGGTATTCGCTTTTAAAGCGGCAACCTGGTTATTGGCATCGTTTAACTGATTGGTTAAACCATCTACGCTGTTCGCTCTGGCTTGTAACGTTTTTAGCGCGGCCATACCGGTTTCAAACTGTGCATCGGTTGGCGTTTCGCCATCCTCGACAGTTACACCCAGTAACGCCAGCAGCTTTTGTGCTTGGTTCATGGTGGTGTCTCCACTGTTGGTTTCGGGATTAGTAGTTTCGGGATTAGAGTTGCTTGGATCGGCATTGCCTTTTAAAACGGCAATTTGTTTCATGCCATCTACCGCTGGCTCATTGGTCAGCGCAAAATGGCGAAGTTTGACGGGGCGGCCATCCTTGCCGTAATGAAATACCGGGCTGATATAACGGTATTCATCATTCCGTAAATAGTTTGCGGCTTTGTCTGTCCATTTTACGTTTAACGCAAATAAACCTTCACCGGGTACATATTCCAAATCTTTAGGATTAAACCAGCCAGCTGCGGGCGCTTCTTTACCATTGTCGTCAGCATTTAGCGTTTGATGCTCATAATCAAAGTGAAAATCGTTGCTGCGCTGGTCAGCAAAAACTTTAAGCATGTTAAAAGCGCTTTCATCCATCAACCATGCGCCAAGCTCGGTATCGTCGGGTCGGCCATCGTGCGATTTAAAATAACCATCCGGCATTAACTGCACGCGCGGGCTGGTGCCACTGTCGGTTACTTCTGCATTAAAACGACAAACCGCCAAACCAAAACTGGTTGGCGCTTGGCTTTGCGTGCTAAGCACTGCAAGGCTTAAACTGCTGGTGAAAATTTGTCGTTGATGTTGGTTCATAACTGGCTTCAAGTAATTTAACTTGCAGCCAGAATATGCAAACGGCGGGACTTTGAATTTTAAACTAGATTAAAAATTGACTATCTTTTTTCACTAGCGTTTTAACTGGACTTGAACTGGGCAAAGTGGGCTTGTTGTTGGCGGGCCAGTTCTTCAGCACTGGGCTGATCAGTATTAGGTACTATCGTGGGTTGAGTCACAGCTGCTGGCGCGTTGCTGGTAAATTCCGTTTTACGGCTATCGATAACCGATTTTAAATAATTATGGTCACGTAGCGGTTTGGCGTTGCCAGTTTGTCGGCTTGCCCTAATTTTCTGCACGGTGACATCACACGCCAGGGCTAATAATTTACGATTTGAATGCAGTGCTAATACGTCCTGCAGTAATTTTAATGACCTGGCATTATTTAAATCACTTTTGGCGGGTTTGAATAATGCGATATAACTTAACAAAGGGGGTGACAGCCAGGCTTCAAACCCGGCCACTTGTTTAAGTAAATCTCGACCAGCTTCATCTTCAACCAGTGCTAATAAATCAATATGCGAATGGCACACAGGGCAGCGGTTTAATTTCATCGTTTCACCTTATTTTTAATTATTGAGTTAAAAATCACATTCAAAAAGCATTTGGAAACGTTTCTAAGCTAGTTTTAAGCGTATTTAATCACCCTTAAGCAATATCCGTTTAGCTAAAACCGTTTAAACGCGCTTACAGGCTGTTAGAGCCGTTTTTAATTTTCGAGTAAAAAATCACTTAAAATGGTTAATATGCTTTGTTCATCTTCTGCGTTTATCCCTAAATACTCACGCGCTGGGATCGCGGCTGGCCCTGGCTTCATTTCAGGCAAGCCACCCCAATTATGAATGGCCGCATAGGGCTTATTACTACCAATGCTCGCCCAAAAGTCGCCGCTGTCGCCTTCAATGCTTGCCGCTAAACCGCCTGCACTGACCTGCAGCATTTTACCGCCCCGGCGTTTAGGTCTTTTGTTCAGGTAGTTTTCAGATAGTTCTGGCCAGGGGCTGCCGGTTGTGGCTGACGTTTCGGTTTCAAACGATTCTTCAGTGCGTGACTCCATTACCGCTGCAATGCTGGCCATTGGATCAGATAAATCACTAAAACGTGCGGCAATATCGGTTAACACATCCAGCACTTGCTTGTCGTTTATTGTGAGTTCTACTTTTGACATTTTAAGTCGCCTCGTTAATAATCAGCTTTAACGGCAGTGTACCCCGATAGGTAAGGGGCAGGATGCATCAGCATCGTGTTATACAGGTTCGATTCCTGTCCTGCCGTTTCAATTGTTTCTTACCGCCACTGAATTAAATCCTGCTTGTTGTTTATCTGGTTATATACTTCTGCTGCAGGCACTTTATAAATATTAATCAGCGCGTCCAGGTCTTCGCCTTTGTTGTTAAAATCCACAATAATCCGGGTAGCCTCTTCACCATTAAAATCAACAAACATCAAGTTGTTGTGCTCGCTGTCCCAATACGCGGGGGCATTGCTAAGTAGCTGCGGCAATTTTTTATATCCTTCTGAATCTAATGCCTTACCTGCTTTAACATGCTTTTCACTATGTGCATGGTTTAAATTACTTTCACTAAATGTAATAACGCGTTTAGCATCTATGCCTTTATCTAAAAGCTTTTGGTTTAAATCATCATCTAAAAAATGCACCACGGTTTTATTGTAGGGGCGTGGTCCTGTGGTTTTCAGCGCATCAAAGTCTTTCGCATCTACTGCCGCCTGATAACGCTCTATGCGAGGCAAGCTTTCATCCATCCATAAATTAAAATTCGTCTGACGTTCAGCACTGTTATTTAAGGCTTGCAAAGCTTGGCCACGCAGTTCAGCATCGTTTACCTTGCCAATTTTTTGCGCTATGGATACATCAAACCCATAGGCGCTTTGCCCTGGCGAATACGCCCAACCTAAATCCGGGGTCATGGTATCGCCACCGGGTAATTTTATCCTGGCATGTTCAACGGTTTTGATTTCGCCTGATTCGCGGCTGGTAATTTCAGCGTTAAATCGCTCGATATATTGATCGCCATTCTCAACGGTTAAGCCCTTAGCTTTAACTTGTGCGGCAGTCAAGGTGCGCACCCGGCAACGACAGCCCCAGCCGTTAGGTGGGTATATGACATCCCAAATGGGATCGTCAAACCGGAATGTCCGACCATTTAATCGCTTATGTTCTGGTCGTGTTTGACCGTCATCTATGGCCACATACTGCCAATAGGGGTGTGTTTTATTGGTCGCTAGCTGCCGGCGGTAACGTCCGGCCATGTACGCGGTTTGCATATTCTGGCGGTAAATGGTGTTTAAGCGGTACGGGCTGCCCAGTTGAATTTCATCGCCCATGGCATTTTTGGCTTTACCCCACCACCCAAGCTTTTGCAGCTGCGGGGTTAAGCGCTCACGAAACTGCTTGGCAGTTAAACCTTCTGCCAGGGCTGCATCCAGTTCGCCTCGTATCGCTTTTAATACATCCATGCTTTGGCCACGCGCCACAGTAAAAGCTTTGGCGTGGGCATGGGTGAGCATATCTTGCCATTCGTCGGTAATTTTATAGCCTTTGGATCTAAAATAAGCCACCGCGTCTTTAGGTGGCTGATTAATCGCTATGCTTAAATCTACGGGCTTAGGCATCTAGTGAACCCCAAAGCTCAGCCACAAAAAATAAACGCGTGAGCAGCTCGGTCATTTCGTCTTGGTCTAAAGTTGGGTACAGCTCGGCAAGCTCAATTGCCGCCAGTTCTTCACTTTGCTCAAGCTTATTAAGCAATGGTTGAAGTGTGGCTTTGTATTCTTCGCGCATATCGCCCTGGGTGAGTGCATCCAGCGCTTTGTCTAATTCTGCCTGGCTTTGTTGTTCGCTCTGATTGAGTTTAAGTGCAGCCATGGTATTGCGGGCTTTAAGTGCGGCGGTACTCATGCCTGGCTGTTCTTCGGTTGGCATTTCCAGTACGTCTTCGCTTTCACCTGCAGACGGAATATTTAAGCGTTCATGCACCCAGGCTTGTGGAATTTTCATACCCATAGATACCAGTGAGCGCAGCGGATAGGCTAAATCACGCATTTCATCCGTGGTGGAATTGTCAAACTCAAAGCGCGGTAAACGGCGGCTACCTTGATAGCTTTTACCATTAAGTGCAAACATGGGATATAAAATATCTCGGTTTATGGTTTGCTCTAACTGATGCAAATCCGATTCGGTAATATCATCAAATGCGCTTTCGTGTACGCTGCCTAGGGCATTGGTTGAGGTTTTACCATCGGCCTGTGACGTAAGTGTGCCGCCCAGTACCACTTTGGATTGTGTCAGTTCGCACCAGCGGATCATGCTTTCAAACGGATCCGCTTGACCATTCGCGGCATTTTGAAAGTCAATCTCCATCCCCTTGGGAATAATGCCGCCCGCGTTATGGCCGATAGATAGCACGGCTCTAAGCAGGGTTGCTTTTTCAGCTTTGCTGGCACCGCTTGGATATTTACCCAAGCGAACCGGCATACCGTAAATCTCTAAAAACTCAGCTAAATCGCGCACTGAATAGTTTTTAAATAAAAACGGCCAAGCGAGCACCGACACTAAACCGGTGCGATGGATATAGCCTGATTTACTTTTGTGAATATGCGTTGACCAACCAAAGGGGTTTAACGCCTCACCGTTTGCACTGCCGTCATTGAGCATCAGCTGGTTGCGGTTTTGCGGATGGGTTTTAAAAATATTCTGGTCTCTAAAATCGTACCCAGTGATCACATGGGTTTTATCAAAGTACTCCCATTTTAACTCGTTGGCTGAAAAGCCTTTTAATATGGCGTCGCTGGCATCAAATACAAAATCATAAAACCAGGTCGCATCTGCTAATATTTCACTGAGCATTTCAGCATCGGCTTTTTCTACAGCGCTGGCATTACGCGGTGGTTTAATGTTCCAGTCTAAACCTATGATAGCCCGGCGACGTTTACCCAGTTCGCAGCTTACATGGCCGTCTTTGTCTTCAATGTCTTTGGCTAAATCGGCCATGGCCGCTAAGTTGCCTTGCTCGGCTTCACGCAACAAACCCGCCAGTTTATGCGGGGTTAACCCCTGAGTGGGATGATCAGCATATTCATTTAATAAGCTGGCAATCCGGCTGTTGTTTTCAGTTTGCTGTTCGCTGATGTCATCCAGCGTGAGTGGGTTGCCGTTTATATCTACTAGCATAATTCAATCTCTTTTGTTTAGGGTTACCAGCAGCCTGACCCCTGAAATTCGCTTAGGTCCGCATAGTCAAAGTCGTCTGATGCTTCACTGTGTTTGCCAGGCAGTTCCATAAATTCAATTGCGCTGCCTTCCATCCAGCTGGCGCGTATGGCCATAGCCAATGCAACCGCAAAGTCACCATGTCGCTGTTGGCCGTCAGTACCTTTGCCACTGCCTTTTTCAATTTGCGCAATGCCGTTTTTAACCTGAATTTTTGCTAAGTCGTCTTGAATATCTTGGTGCCGTGGTATTTGAATATTGCCGTCTTCAAATTCTGCTTTTAGTTTGGGCATCCATTCGCGGTACCAAGGCTGGTTGAGCATCACGCAATCCACCATCTCGGTGCCGTACTTCAGCATCGCAGCTTCTGCCAAATAGCCGCCGTTACCCGTACCGTCAAAAGCACTGGCGGTAAAACGCGGTAAGCGCTTTAGGATATAAAACATAATTTGACGCTGGGCATCGTAAGTGGCGTTGGAGAGTTCAACCACAAAGGGCACGCGCTTGGTTAAATCTTTATTGATGGTAAGCGGTACAAATACCGATAAGTCGCCTTTGCGGGCGAAGTCTTCACCAAAGGCGTGATTGCAGTCTGTGGGCAAATTGTCTAACAAAACGGATAGATTGCTTTCACACCATTCATTAACGAACGCATCGCGGCTGGCTTCTGATTGCAGCTCAAAGTCTTTCGGTGCAGTAAAACGCACAATGGGAATGCTGTGGTCTTTAACCATGGCTTGTTCAACCAGAGTCCGTTTAATGTAAATACCGGAACCCGCTTTGGGTACGCAAAAGTATTCTTCAAGTGCATCTTCTTCGGTGGCAGTGTCTTTGAGTAAACCTTCTTTCCATTCTTTTTCGGCTTCAGCTGACCACTCACGTTTTTTAATTTGGCAAATACGTTTGTATAAGCCGTCACGACAAGCATCATCCAGCGTAATGGTATGGACTGAATAACGTTTTTTACCGGCTCGGCTGTCCTGAATAAGTTGGTTAAATAAGTTTTCAACACTGTTGTGGGTTGAGATTAAACGAACCTTACAACCCCACATAGTAAGGGCAAGCGCTGCTTTTAATACTTCGGCCAAGCGTTCGTGGAATGCGGCTTCATCAATAGTGACATTGCCTTGCATACCCCGTAAGTTTGATGGGTTGGAACTCAGCGCCTGAATTTTAAAGCCACTGGCAAAGTTAATCACAAAGGTTAGAATTTCTTTACCATCTTTACCTTCATCAATAAAAACTTCTTCGCTTATTTGGCTACCGGCTTTGTTAAATACCTTAGCCCACATGCCTGCAGCTTCAATAAATTCGCGTGCCATCTCCTTGTTTGAACCAACATAAAAATGGTTACAACCACCGTGGCTGCGTTGGGTTGAGGCACATAAAACGGCATCGGCAGCTTCTGCCCAGGTTAAACCGGTTCGGCGTGATTTTTCAGCAATTTTTAATACTGACTCGTCAGCTATCCAATCTTTTTGGTATTGCAGTAGGACTTCGGTTGGATCAAACTGGCTGATGTCTTGAGCGTATGTTTCAACATTCTGATTAATGGCTTGTGCAGTTGGTGTAGGCGTAAAAGCGACTGCAGCAGCAATACTGGCTGCTTGGGCTGTTCGCTTTATTGTGTCCCTAACTTTCATTATGCAATTCCCAAAATTTCACGTTTTAGTTGTGCAACACCTTCGGCTGTCAATCCTTGTTCAACAGCTACTGCTTCAGCCTTGTTTGCTGCCTCTTCCGCAAAGGCTTTACGAATATCCTTTTCGCGCTGGTGCGCTTTCATTGCGGTGGCTTCTAAGCGCTGTGCAGCGAGCATGGCATCTTTAATGGTTTCAATGTCTACTTCGGCATCGTCATCTGGGTTCATCATTTGCTGCTGCATCGCACGAAACAGCTGAGAACGGCCCATTTCTAAAATGAGTTTAGTGGTATCACCGGTTGGCTTGTCGCCCAGTTCAGCGGTAAGCGCCTTGGTTGACTCGCGTAAATCGCGCAGCTTTTGGCCGATAGCCTCGGTTTTTTGCGCATGACGACTCAGGCCGCTTTTGCTGATGGTTGCACCATCGTCTAACCCGGATTCAATAATCAGCCGGTTAACCTCGTCCAATATTTCGCCCTGGCTAAAACGCTTATCACGCAGCATTTCATCCAAGCGTTTTTTAATGTCTTCAGGCAACAGGTCTACTTTGCTGGGTTTACCGCGCCGAACTGGTTCGCTCATAGTTGACTCCGTGGACCAGGGCGTTTAATGCCTGGAACGAATATATGGCCATGGGCAACATCTAAACCGTTTTGAGTAATGCGAGCAATCCAGGTGCGCTCTGTGAGCTTTTCAATTGTGATATAGCCGTTTTGTTCCAACCAGCTAAGCTGAGTTTTAATTTGGTCATAACTACCAGCGACACCAACGCGGGCTAAGGTATCAGATAAAATACTTAAATTAGCCCCATAGTCAGACGACTCTTTTAGTGCAATTAGAATTGCAATGCGTTGGTGCTCTGCTTTAATGTCATTAATAGCCATCTTCATCTTCCTCTGAGTCTTCATCCAGCGGATTAATTGAAACTGGGAATTTTTCAAACATATTAAACGCTACCTTTACACCAGCTTGAAACATGGCGAACTGAGCAGGATCTGATATTTTAATATCGCCTAGCTGAAGTTTGGTGTCTTTTGGCGCTTGTACAATTGTTTGTAATTTGTCAATACGAACCTGATGCCACTCTTGAAGCTGCACAATTACGTTTGCAACTTCGCTGCTGGCCGTTGTGCTTTCTACGCGTTCTAAATCTAATTTTGAGTTATCCATTGTTTATCTCCGAGCCTTTAAAATTAACCATAAAATAATGCGGCCAAGCTGGTTGCCAAAAGCAGTAAACGCAGCCAGAACGCCCTGATAAAAATAAATACCTGCAGCAAAACCACAGCCAAGCCCAAAGCCTGCACCAGCGAGTATTAAAAACAGTTGAAGTGGATCAGTCGGCATTTTTGCGCGCTCCTCTGAGTTCATTCTCAAGCAGAATGTTGATTGTAGTGTGCAGCTGGTTGAGCTGCGGGCTGATGCTGGTCATTTGTGCATGTAGATCGGCCATGTCCTGGCGAACTTCTGCAATTTCCTTTTTGCTGGGCATGGCGTCTAAATCTTTGCGGATTAACACTTGCTCTTGCCGCATGGCTGAATTTGTGTCGATGACCTTTTTTGTTAGTTCATCCAGTTTTTCTGATGTGGCTTCAAGCTCTTTGCGCTTAGCAAAAAACTTGCTGGCCCAGGCAACAAAAACAAAGCTGACTAAACACCCCATAGCGCTCAGTCCAAATACAATCAGTGTTTGATACTTTTGGATAAATTCCATGGTTAACGTCCTGTACGTTGTTTGTGTTTAAGCTCAATTGCGCTTTGGCAATCAATGCAGTATTTGCAGCTGTGAATCGCCTCACGCCTTGCACGCGGTATTTCAACACCGCATTGCAGGCAGAAAGATTCGTCGTTATCGTCGCCTGCGAACTGAGCCTTATTGGCGTTGAGTGCGTTGTTTATGCGCATGTCGATTAGGTCTTGCGCTCTGTCTGCGTTATCCATTTTTATTCCTTTTAAGTTGTGAGATAAGTTGCCCCGCACGTGGTATGGCTTTTTCAACTGAGCGGCCAATGACATAACCGCCTAACCCCAGTTGTAATAAAGTCCAGGCTTGTTCTGATAAGCGATACTGGAGTACGCCAAAGCAATCCAGCGTAATTAAAACCAAAAACGTGAGCATGGTAATGGGTCGCCAATTCCGCTGTAGCCAGCTTTCGCCTTGCGCTTCTGCTTGTATTACTGCGCTTTTGGCTTCCAGTATTTTGGCTTCTTGTGCCAGATATTCTGCATTGAGCTGGTTGTCTAACTGCTTAAGCTGAACGTCAAAGGCTTTGCGCTCTTCGTCACTGGTAAATACATCATCGAGTAAATTGCCGATTGCTCCGGCGATATCAAGTACGCTAGCCACATTGGCCTCCTTTAGCAGCAAATACCGCTTTGGCTATTTCAACCGGTGATACACTGTGCCAGCCTTTAGTAAAAAAGCTTTGCAGGGTGCCATCGTGGCTGTGTAGTGGAATCTCGTTAGGGTTAAACGGCATGTTGTGCATGGCGGCATCCACCTCTGCTTTAATGCGTTTTGCTTGCCCTTTGTCGAACGACCAGTCTGCGTTGCGTCCCATTAGCACACCTCGTCTGCATATAAACAAAAAGCAAATTCCGTCATATATGCTAAGCGGTTAAACCAGCCCTCCAGGTTAGGGCGTTGTGAGGCATCGCTGGCGCAAATACGGGCGTATTTGCGGCCACGGTTAACTGACAATTGAGCAATTAATTCAGTGGGTCTTTGGCGACGAGCAGCGGCCAGGGTTTTAGGGCCTAACAAACCATCTGGTTTGGCGCCTACACAGCGCTGTAAAATTTGAGTCATGGCAAAGCGGCCATGGTTGACTGCGCCATCAAATATCAGGGTATCAACCCCAATTTCCATTTGTGCGCATTGCATCGCTCGCCAGTAGTCACGGTGATAGATGCGAATCGCTTGTGTTGCTGTGAGGTTGGCTATATCTACATTGGGGTATGCTCGCTGGCTAATGCCAAACTTGGTTAAACCACCTTTGTCGGTGGCTTTATGGTTAATGCCGCCATCGGCCAGTAAGCCGCCTTCAACATTGAGCACCAGTAGCATACTGCGGGCAAAATCAAGCTCGTATGGATTTAGAGCCAGTTCTATGTCTGGTTTTAAGGTAATGGATTGTAAATTGACCACTTGGGCACTCCTGCAATACCGTTAGGTTTTGCGATAGAGTGCCAATTTTTGGTTGGTGTGAATTTTAAACTAGATTAAAAAGTTTTAGTCGATGCTAAATTCTTTTATGTCTCCTTCGACGGAGATAACGGCGTTAGCTACATGCTGAATACGTGCTCCAAAGACATTTGTAGCAGTAAACGTAGTAGTAACTAAAATATGATTGTTTAAATCCCTCATGACAGTTTTTTTATGCTCGTAGCTATCTGGTGACGGCAAATTCAGCTTTATTCGCTTAGCCAACTCCCGGTGCTCACCGCTCCAGGATGAGAATTGTTTTTGGATTTTCTTTTCCCTGTCAGTAAGTGGACTTTGTGATAGTTCTTTTCTAGCTTCAAAATCTTTATTGCGCTGAGCTATGTGTTTGCTTAATGCTTCATTTCTGGATTCGTCATCAGGATAAAACATTATGGCAGCGATAGTTAAAACAGCTAGGACTGTAAATATAAGCTTATTATCAACTGAGGAGTTGCTAGGTTGTTTAAATCTTTTTTGGTAAGTTTTTTCGTTAAGAACATTACCACACTGAATACAAACTGCAGCTTTAGCCACATTTTTCTTACCGCAATCTGGGCATTCTATAATTTTAACTTTCATCCGTGACTCCTTATTTATCTCGTTCAATTACCTTATATTCAATGTCTATGGCTACTTTAAGCCTTTTGATAAAGCGCTGTTCGTCTCGTTCACAAATCAAAACGACCATAGGCTTTTTGCCTGTTTGCTTTGCGTAGTATAAGGCTTGGCCAATGCCCTCAGCCCATTTTTCACACCAATCAAATTCTATGGCATGCGTTTTGGTTAAACAATCTACGCGTGTTCGATCTGGCAGGATATATTCCGTTTTACCATTCCATTGTTCGCAGTAGTAATCTACATAATCAGCTTCGTGCCAAGCGTCCATAACGTGTCTAACCTAAAAAATAATTTTAAGTGTAGCCTATTTTATTTTGTTGCCTAACTTTTAAATCGTGCTAGTGCCGTGCCTTAAAGGTCTAAGAATTATGACAAATTAACTTTGTAGCGCAACTTTCAAAGCCTGTTAGCTTAGTTCTCACGGACAAATGTTCGTGAAAACGGGTTAACCCCTTTTTTTTATTTCATAAATAGTTGACTCTATCAACGCACAATTTTGTGCAGAGATTTAGTCATAAGGAGAAAGACTTTGAAAAATCAAAACTTAAAACAGCAGTACCAAAACATTTTAGACACCTACATAGCTCGCGGTTTATCCGAAGAGCTTTTTGAGGCGTTATTAATACTGGCACAAAAATCAATTAACCAATGCCCTGAGCGAACAAGCTAAGCAGTCGCTTAATAGTTTTCTGACCTGCCTCATCCCGGGTACGGTAGGTTTGTGCATTGGATACTTCCAAATACATTTCCAGCATTTTCGCAACGATGGTTTGATCTTTAAAATCAAGGCCAGCATCCTGCATTTGCTCACCAATTAGTGAAATCATTTCAACTAAGTCATCAGTTTCAATACCAACTTTGTTTGCACTTTTAACCGTAGAGCCATCTTCAACAATACCAGATCCAGATGGGATCCCCGTTAGAATAAAATTTACGTCTGCGCCTAACTCAGCTGCTTTGAGTAAATAGAATGCATCAGGTTGCCGTTTACCTTTCTCGTAATTGATTTGAGATGCCTTCGTAACACCGCATTTTTCAGCAAATATTACCTGTGAATCCCCTAATTTTTTACGCTCTGCTTTAAGCCTTTCGCCAATTTCAGACATAGGAACCCGCAAAAGGTAAACAAATGTCAACTTTTTCATTGACAGTAAACGTTTGTTTACCTATATTTATATCGAACTTAACCAAACCTTTCGGAATTACTCGCCAAAGTCGCCCGAAAGGTCAACCAGAAAAGGTAATTTACTATGAAACCAGAAGAAATCAAAGAAGCGTTACACCGTAAAGGTTATAGCATTTCGTTAATTGCCGAAGCGCTCGACGTTGGTATTGCCACTGTTTCAGGTACTGTTGCAGGCCATACCCAATCTCGCAATGTAGCCGAAGCAATTGCCAAGCTACTTGATAAACCACTGATAGAAGTGTTCCCAAACCAAGAAAGCTATCACCGCCCACCACGTTTAATTGGCGAAGCCCGCGTTGCCAAACTTGCCGAAGTAAAACAGCTCTTAGCCAGCTAAGGAATTTTGCTATGTCTAAAAAAACTATTGAAGAACTCGGCCAGCTTAAAATAAAAATGTGTAATGCAATTAAAGATTTGGCTGTATGCAAAATACACTCTGCCAGATTGGCTACATCAATAATTGAACGGCGCGGTAAAGAAATGCAGTTGAGTAAAACAATGGCAGAAGACATTGTTTCAGCGATTGAAGAAGATGCCCTTTGTGAGTTGGTTGAAACAGTCTCTGAAATAGAGCTGCTGATTAAAAACGAATTACTTGCGTCGTAAGTTTTAGGCCCGAGTAACCAATTTATCACTAACTCCTGAACCGAATTGACCGGAGCAAGAAAATGAACTTTACCCCTGTTTTGAAAAACCAAATGCAGCAAGGCAGCCAGCACAGGGCATTGCCTGCTATTAAGCCTTGCAACGTAGTTAACCCGCTGAGCGTGACTGAGCTGCGCCAAAGTTTTAATCAAGTGCCGCAACTGATGCGCATTAACCTGACAGGACTGGCGTGGAGCTTTAAATTGATTGATCGCAAAGCTATCAATACCAAGCCACTCACACAAGTTGTTATATTGTCTGTTCATGATGATTTGCCTTTTGCTGTAAAACTTAAATCCAGCTTAGGCCGGATGATGCCGACTTGGGAATATCCAAAATTTGTTTTTAATTGGAATGGGCAACTGGCACGCAAGTTGTTAAACCCAGAGTTTGGAGATGCGCAATGTCAAGCATAAAACGCCGCCAATGGTCGCGCATAATGCCGCGCAGCCTGCCTGAATCACTTCAGTTATGTAAAGAGCATGCGCAAAGCACTCGCCAAATGAGTGTGCCACGTATTGCTGACCGCTGCGGTATGAGTACGGATATGCTTTATAAACGCTTAGGTAGCGGCGATATGCCAGCGAGCTTACTAATTCCGTACATGGCAGCAACCGGCCGGGTTTATCCGCTGATGTATATGGCTCATAGCCTGGATAAATTGATTGTAGATATGCCAAAAGGCAAAAAAGCCAGCCATAGTAACCTGACCCATTTAAACCAATTTGCCAACCAGGTGATTGGGTTGATTATGCAGCTGGAAGAAGGCGGCGCCAACGCCCAATACGTTGCCGACCAAATTGTATTGTTAATGGAAAATTTGGCCGCGCAAAAGCTGGAAGTTGAGAAGCAAGCCGAGCCGCAAACCTGCCTGGATTTCTCGCCAGATAACGAATTTAAGGAATAGAACTATGTGTATCAAAGACCAAGATCTATCTAAAAATCAAGATTCAAGGGGCACTCAACGTTATTGCCCCAGCTGTAAAAGTTTGGTTTATATCCCGTTTAATCCAGATTTTGGTAATGCGCGAGCAAACGGTGATAAAGCAGTGAAATCAGCTCTTCAAGCATCAGGAACTGGGGGTTGTCGTCGCGGAGATTGCCGTTTAAACGAATGTCACCATTTGCGACATAACTGGCAGCGAGCTTTACAGCGTGTTCGTAAATTTTTTCTTTCTCTTGTTCTGAGCGAGCGTACATAAATAGTCCTTATTGGAGATTAAAAGTGAATTTAAACAATAGCTCACCAACACCGGAAAAACCATTTAATGCGTTAAGGATGAATACCATGAATATTAAACCGCTTGAACTCACTGAATTTCAACAAACTGCACAAAACAAGCCCTTGCTTAAGTGCGTGTGCTGCCGTGACAGACAGACCAGTGCCGGGGTTATTGAAGCTAGAGACTGGATAACGGCGGCCAATATGTGTGGCTGGCGGGTTGTATTTACTAGAGGTGAACGCATGGGTACCTGCTGCCCCAGTTGCGTGGATGATATGAAACGCGTGGAGGCGCAGCAAGCATGAGTAAACAATATTTAAGCGCCCAGGTTCAGCGTGTATTAAAAACCATTGAGCTGATGGCAGGCCATGAAATTGAAGGGGTTGAACCCGGCAAACTGGCAGAGGCGCTGCAAACCAGTGGCGCGGATGTTACCCGCATTTTAACCAATTTAGAGCATGCCGGTTTTGCTGAGCGGCTCCCGACAAACCCTAAGCGCTGGCGATTAGGCAAAGTTTTGGTGCAGCTGAGCAATACAGTTGAAGACAATTTTAGAACGGCACTGCGCCAGCTGCAAAGCGATGCCAATAACTACAACGTAATGAGGTAGATGCCATGTTTGTTAATTTAGACTCTAAACCTATGGATTTTTGCTTAATGTCCTGTTGGATGGATTTGATTAGTGAGGTGATTGAATGCGACGACCCCAACTTAGCCCCTCAAGTTTTAGCATTTAAAAAATCGGCAATATCGAGTGTTGCTAATAACACCTCCTCAAGCAGTTTGTATTTGTACCGCTTTAACGTAAGTGTGAGTAATGCAGTTGTATTTGTTTTGCATAACTGGGCCTGCAGCAATAAAGAACTTCACCGCGTTTTTGTTAAACACCTCCAGCATAAGGCAAAAACGCGGGCTCTTAGCTTTGATGAATTGAGCGAACTGGCCTCGCACAGACTGCTGTTAAACCGTTTATCGACGATTAAACGCCGATTACGCCAAAGCGTAGACGGCATTAATGCAGTGAAAAACAACGGAGACAATAATGACTAAAAAAGATTTACCCGAAATTAGCCCGGAGCAAGAAAAAGCAATAGTTGAGGGCAAAGAAGTATTGGCTTCAAAGCAGGATGCATTGTTGCAGCTTGGTCAAATTCAGGCGTTTAACTTTATTGGAAAACTCGTAACTGTTACGGAATTGAAAATTGTCCAAAACATCAAAGAATCCAAAAGCTATAAAGGTTTGACTTATAAAGATGAAACTGGAAAACCCGTAACCGTTACGACTTGGGAAGAATGTTGCCAGCATATTTTGAACACAGATTATCAAAATTTGGATAACCGCCTTAGAAACCTCCAACAGTTCGGCGAAGAATTTTTTGAACAAGCTCAGCAGATGAAACTGGGCTACCGTGATTTACGTGCTTTGCGTCAATTACCGGATGAAGATCAAACAGTAGTGATTGAATCCGAAGCCGTTGAATCTGGCGACAAAGAGGCAGTTAAAGACTTAATTGCGGAGCTAAAAGCCAAGCATCAAAAAGAATCTACCGAGCTTAAGCAGATGCTAAATAACAAGGATGCTGATTTAAAAGCCGCGCGCAAAGGCCGTGACGATACGGTTGCAGAGCTGCAGCAAACCAAAGAGCAGCTGCATAAAAAGAAGTTTGGCACCCAAAAATGGCAGCATGATGTGCGCGACTTTATTACGACTTTACACAAAACCCACAACCAAATTAACGAGGGCATTACCCAGCTGTATAGCCTGATTGAGCAGCTGACCTTTATTGAAGAGCTGGATGATGCCGCCCGCGATATGTGTATTAACGCATTTTACGCCGACAACCGGTTATTGGTAGATAACCTGGCAGCCTGTTGGCAAACCATAGATAACCAGTTTGGCCATTTGGCTGACGGCAGCAAGCTGTCGAGCGAATACCTGGCGCAGCTGGGCTTTGAGGGGGAAGCATGAGTTTAACCATAGAGCATTGGGCCGAACAATTGGATAATGCCGGACACGGTGAAAAAGGCCGGATTTTAAAACAGGCCTGTGAAACCCTGGGCTTAAGTAAGGATGCGTTATACCGCCGCTTAAAACAACTGGGCTGGACAAGCGGCAAATGCAAACGTAGCGATGCGGGTAAAACCACAATGAGTGAAGCAACCATTGATACTGCAATTGCGCTGCTGAACTTAGGGATGCGTGATAACGGTAAACGCATTATGGATGTAACCCTGGCGCGCAGCATTTTAGTTGCAAACGGGTTTGACTGCGTAAGCCACAGCCAGCTATGTCGCATTTTAGCTAAGCGTAATGCCAGCGTGAATGATTTAGACCGGGCTACGCCGCACATGAATCTGCGAAGTTTGGGCCCGAACCATGTACACCAAACTGACCCCAGTTATTGTTTGCTGTATTACCCGCCTGGGCGCAAAGGCAAAATACAGCGTTATGCCAATGATGCTGAGTTTTATGCCAATAAGCCTGAAAACCTTGAAAAAATTAAGCATATTAAAGTATGGCGCTATGTGTTGGTTGACCATGCAACCGGCTATTTACGCTTTAAATACTATGAGGCTGCCGGTGAAAACCAGGGTAATTTATTTGATTTTTTAATGTGGTGCTGGCGCAAGCAGGATAATTTGCCGTTTCACGGTGTACCTGAAATTTTGCTATGGGATAAAGGCAGCGCCAATACCTCTGCTGCGATAAAAAATGTATTAAAGGCATTGGATGTAAAAAACATTCCGCATGAGGCCGGAAACCCACGCGCTAAAGGGGCGGTTGAAAAAGCAAATGACATGGTTGAAAAACAGTTTGAAACCCGCTTGTTAATTGAGCCGGTTGATAGTGTTGACGCGTTAAATGAAGCCGCTATGGCTTGGCAGGATGCGTTTAACGCGAACAAAATCCCAGGTATGTCAACGTTACACAGCCGTACTAAACAAAGCCGTTTAGATGCCTGGAAAACCATTTATAGCGCTGAGCACCGCCACCGTTTGCGTGAGTTACCCGATGAGCATATATGCCGCACATTGCTGACCAAAGACGGTGAAACCCGCAAAGTACGTGGTGATTTAACCATTACCTTTGTTCACCCGGTTGCCGGTAAAAGCTTAACTTACGACTTAGCCGAACTTGAGCATATTAAAAATGGGATGCATGTTGAGGCTAACCCCTTGGTTGTGAATGATTCGCTGGCCTTATTGGTGGGCGTAACTAACCCGGATGATGAGGTAATTTACCATCAGGTTGAGCCGCTTGAACTGGATGAATTTGGCTTTAGAGCTGACGCACCCGTGATTGGTGATGATATTAACAGCCATAAAGATACCGCAACCCAAACTGCGGTTAAAGCGGCTGACCAGCTGGCTTACCCGGATATGAACGCAGAGCAAATCAAGAAGGCGAAAAAACAGAAATCAGCGCCGTTTAAAGGTGAGCTGGTTGGCCACTCTAACTTTAAAGATATTGAGCATGAAACGCATATTTCACCTAAGGCGGATGTGATTAAGCCAGATAGCGCGGTAGTGGCCCAACTGAATAAGCAAGCGGATAAACCAAGCGGTAAAAAACTGGATGGTTTGGATGCCCGCATTTTATTGGCTAACCGTTTGGGCCGTAATTTACAGCCGTTTGAGTTGGATTATTTAGCTGGGCTTGGCGATGTGTACGAGAGCCAACTGGATGACATTGTGCGTGACTTGCACACAGGCAAGTTAAAAGCGCCTGTATTGAAGCTGGCGAGGTAAGTAATGGATCAGCATACCAAGATTAGCCGTGTGTTTTTAAAACACAATGTTCGCCAGGCTCATTTAGTGAGCTACTTAAATAAAGCAGGCATTGTATTTAGCCCGGCAAGCCTGAGCCGGGTTAAGCGTGCGGGCCTGTGGCCTAAGCACTGCGACAAAACACGTATTAAACAATTAATTGAAACTTTTTTAGCTGAGCTGGGCGCAAGCCAGAGCGAGCTGGATGATTTGTGGGGTTGGTATGACGCGACTGAAGACCAGCCTGCAGAGCCTGAGATTAACCCTGAACCTGAAGATAAAGATGATTTGGAGCCTGAAATGTTAAGTGGACATGCTAAGCAATTTTTTAAATTACGAACTCACCCGTTTGAGAATGAGATATTCAGTGAAACGGATGTATTTTTAATTGATTCGTACCGGTTGGTGTTGGAGGAAATGCTGAGCGCTGCCAGCGCGGGCAGTATGACGGCCCTGATTGGTGAATGTGGTGCCGGTAAAACGATTATGCGCCGGGCGTTTATTCATAGGGTTCAGCAGGATAACCAGGAGATTATTGTGATTGAACCGGCTCGCCTGGATGTAAAAAAAGTGACGGCGGAGAGCTTGAGCCTGTCAATTTGCCGGGCGTTGAGTATTCCAAACAAGCACAGTGCCGAAGACCGTGATGCGGCGATTGAAGAGGCGTTGATTAAGTCGGCTAATAATGGGCATTTGCACCTGATTGTGATTGAAGAGGCGCACCTGTTAACGACTGATGTGATTAAGCTGTTAAAGCGTATTTGGGAGTTAACCAGTGGTTTTAAACGGGTGATTGGTATTTTGCTGATTGGCCAGACTGAGCTTGTTAAAAAGCTGAGTAGTCAGGATTTACGTGAATTTACCTGGCGTTGCAGCCAGATTGAAATGAAGCCGCTGGGGCTGAATACGGCTCAGTACATTCGTCATAAGTTTAGTTGTATTGGCGTGGATGCGGATAGCATTTTTACTGAAGACGCATTTGATTCCATTTATGAGCATTGCAAAGGCAGGGTAAAACGCGGCCTGGGTTTGGGCGAAGGTAACCTGGATAAATCGTACCCGCTGCGGGTTAATCACATTGTTGTTAAGTGTTTGAACCTGGCCGCTCAGGTGGCTGAGCCTAAAGTTACCGCGCAAATTGTTGAGAAGGTGTAAGGCGATGAGTGATGTTGAAATTCAATTAACCGGTGAGGCCACGATTAAATGGCAGCGCACTTTGGTGGTTAGCGAAGACGAGGCAAAAGCAATTTTAGCGGACGATGAAATTATTCAGATGATGCTAACGCAAGAAGAAAGCTTTGGCGTTAAGCGCTGGGGCGATGTGTATGGCTCGCGTTCGTTAGTGACTGAGCCGTTAAACGAGCCGCTTTATGAGTGCCAACATTGCCACTGGGTTGGCTCTGATTTGGATAAGCTCAAAATTTATGGGCTTGAACCGCACCAGGTAACCAAACGTTGCCCACGTTGCGAAATGCGTAATTTTAGGGAAGTTAAAGGCAGTATTAATAAATCTACATTGGGAGAATCTTATGGATCAAACTAACAATATACCCGCTGGTTATTGGCAGGATGCGAAAGGCTCTTTAGTGCCTGAAAGCATGATTAAGCCAATAGATAAAGCACGTGATGAACTGGTATCCGAAATTGTAAATAGAGCGCTAGAGCTGCAGGAAAGCTTGGCAAAATTTAAAGCCTCTACGTTTGCAGATATTGATGCGTTTGTTGAGCTATCGGCAGAGGAATACGACGTTAAATTAGGTGGTAAAAAAGGCAATGTAACTATGCATACGTTCGATGGGCGCTACAAAATCATGCGCTCGATTCAGGAACATATAGCATTTGATGAACGCCTCCAGGCCGCGCGCGTTTTAATAGATCAGTGCTTTAAGGATTGGACAAAAGACAGCGGCCCTGAATTGAAAGCGCTAATTGACCGTGCTTTTGATGTTGATAAGCAAGGCCATGTGAATACAGCCAGAGTTTTAGGTTTACGTCGTTTAGACATTAAAGACGAACGCTGGAAAAAAGCGATGGAAGCTGTGAGTGAAGCGCTGCAAGTGGTTGGCAGCAAGGCGTATATTCGTCTGTATAAACGTGTCGGTGATACTAAGCAGTATGTACCTATTCCGCTTGATTTGGCTGGTGTTTAGCCAGCTTTTATAAACATTACTTTTAACTAACCAATAAGGTAAAAATAACTATGAACAAATCTCAATTAATCGAAACAATTGCGCATAGCGCTGATATTTCAAAAGCGGATGCAGAGCGCGCCGTTAATGCTTTGGCTTCAGCCGTAACTGCTGAGCTGGCTGAAGGCGGCAAAGTTGAATTAGTCGGTTTCGGCTCGTTTACTGTGAGCGAACGTGCTGCAAGAGTTGGCCGAAACCCTAAAACCGGTGAGCCCATTAAAATTTCAGCTGCCACTTTACCTAAGTTCAAACCGGGTAAAGCGTTAAAAGAAGCAGTTAACCGTTAATTTTAATTTAGTTAGCCCCTGCGGGGGCTTTGGAGTTTGTATGTATATTGGCGAAATCACTACATTTAATGTTATAGCAAAATGCCCTATTTGCGAAAACGATACGCAAATAGATCAGCACGAAATGAGATGTGAAGAAGCTCAGTGCCAGCACTGTGATGAAGTGTTTGAAATTGGCTATAGCGAATAGGATCAAGGTGAATAGTAATGACTAAATCTCGCTATATTCAGTTGATTCATATTGCCAAAAGCCAACTGGGTTTAGATGATGATTTGTATCGCTCTGTTTTGCTCGACTTAACTAAAAAGTCGAGCTGCAAAGATATGGGTATCATTGAACTTGAGAAGGTGCTGACTTATATGAAGTCAAAAGGCTTTAAGCCAAAGGCTAAAAAGTCACGCAAGCCTGGCAATAGCCCAGTTTCACGCAATAAAAAAGCCGGAGAAAAAACCGCGCTTGATAAACTTCGCCAGGTGTGGATTGAAATGGCTCGCAATGGTTTGTTAAAGAATGGCAGCGAACAGGCCCTGGTTAATTGGAGTAAGGGCCAGGCCAAGCGATTTAATAAAGGTGTACCAATTGAGCGCCTTGAATGGCTGGATGCTGACGTAATCCATTTTTTAATTGAGCAGTTAAAAAAATGGTACAAACGATTAGACCCCAAACTCTACGAGGTGAACAATGGCTGATCCAAATGGTAATAGCGCACGCGCTGATGGTATGTTATTGACCATTCTTGAAATGGTTCACGATGGTTTAAAAAGCACATTGGGCGATGATAAAGCGTATGAACTCGCAGCTGATGTTGTCAATAAAGTCCGCCACTGCTTTGGTGGTGAGCTGGTTTATGTTTGCAAAGGCCGCACTTTAGATTCTATTATCACCAGCAATAAAATCTGGAACGAGTTCACTGGCAACAATCACCATGAACTTGCTAAGAAGTACGGTTTTTCAACACAGTGGGTTTATGAAGTTGTTCGCACCATGGGCAAACTGAAACGAGCTGAATCACAAGGTGATCTGTTTGATGGACTGGAAGACGACAGCAATAAAGATTAAGCTAACAGCGGCCAAATTCAAGGCCGCTTCACTTTTCAGTATATTAAACACAATTTAAAATCCTGTTTCACTTATTCCCGCTTAATCTCACTCACTCCCGCAATTTTCGCGCAATTTTATTATATTTATTGTAGGTTAGATCAAAAACCGATGAATCTAGCTTTGATATAAAAAAGGCGTCACTAACACAAGTGCTTTTATTGCCAGGCCAACAAAGCGTTTTAAACTGGACAGTTCCATGCAGTAAAATGTATTGAGCCATCGAAAGTCAGCCCGTTGATTGGCTAATAAACCTGTCATGATTAAATTAACTATGAGAAGCGAATTCATACCCATTTAGCAAAAGTCGGATAATTTGAGCATGTTAACATGCATTTTGCGTTATAAAACCCAAGGTTATTAAAACTTGGTTCAAATAACCTATTAAAGCTAAATTAATTGTTTTAATTGGGTTCAGATTTGTTGATTCTGTTAAGTTAAGAACCAATATATTAATCCCCCCTCAACAATCTCAATCCTCTTTGTTTTTTTGGTAAAAGGTATATTCATTATGCAAACCCAAAAATACGCTGAGTAAGCCACAAAAGACGGTCAGCAAAAGTAATGCATATGTGAGAGATTTTAACGTTACACTCTCAATACCTGGTTCACTTGCAAGGATCTTCATAAAAACCGCTAGACCAAACATGCCAAAAAAGATAGGAAAAAATAATTTAAAATTGAACCAAAATCTTTTTTTATTGAACTGAGTAATAAATGATGACTGTTTCAT